AGGATTTGCAACTCCGCCGTCATCCTGTTTGATGTTTATTCTATCACCCGCTACAAAACCATTTGATGCATTAATACGAACGTTTCCAGAACTATCAACAAGTGAACTCGTGTAAGGCACTCGCGTAGTATATTCTTCGCCCATATCCACTTTGTAAGTGTAAACTGAATTTGGAGCGTTATAATAACTTGTTGAAGTAGTGTCTAAGTCAAAGGAAACATAATTACTTAATAACTTTGATAAATCTTGTTCACCGTAACCCGTTCCGAATGTTGGTAATATTCGATAGTCTGCAATAACATTTGACGAACCGTCCTTTATTTTAAACACATAACGAAAACCATCGTAGTTTTTTACGTCTGAATCTACAATCCATTTTACAGGATTATATGCAGGTGTCAAGTTTTGCGGTGCTGCTATTACAGTTATTGCCATTATTCTTCTATTGTAACTTCAAATGTTGTTGGTTTTTCAAACTTAATTGATACCAATTTATTAAACACAGGTAACATACAGTTTTGGAATGGTTGAATAACCATCTTTCTAAAATACTCACTATGTTCTGTAATCTCATTTGAACCACCTAATTTACCCGCAGTTGCAATACCGAATAGTTCAGCACTACTTACTCTATGAGCGGATAAGATTGAACGTGTAATATCATCGTTCATTGTTTGATAATAACTATCATTATCATTACGAGGAATCTGTATAATCTCAGGTGCAGTATCTTTACTTTCGTTGAATGATATAATTGCTTGACCTGCGTTATCTGTTCCTGCGTATTGTTCTTCTAATGCTCTTGTTAATATTCTTTGTTCTTCCTCACCTGGTATTCCACCGTTCATATTGATAAACAAACTTGGAACCATACCTGAACGTAAATTATTCATGTGGAAGTTCTTAGTCTCAATATCAATCTCAATTGCACGTTGTCCCGCTGACCAATCAGGTACAGGATAGTAACTCATTGATGGAACGTATGTCTTGTAATAGTAAATCTGATTAGGTGAATTATCATCCATATTAAACGCAGGATATTCTTCAGGTGGATACTTTCTTGTATCTTTCCAATGTGCTGAGTAATAGTATGTATCTATCTTATCTTCATCATTTAACTTACCACTACGTACTCTACTAAAATCTAAATGGTATATCTCCGCAATTGAACCATCACGTGATTTAACAATCTGTAAACTAAAACCCCCAAACATCATAAAGTCCAATGCACATTTTCTCATTACATCAGATACATTCTCAGTTGGGTTAATGAGATTAACTGTGGCCATTGGGTTGTTTAATGATACAACACCATCACCCATAATCTGATTTACCTTAGAGGTTATCACCGCCTTATGGATTGCACAGTTGTCATATAACTCAATGAAGTATTGAGGTAATAAGTTATTTTCTCCGTAATATACCCATGGGTATCTTTGTAATACTTCAGAAAAAACAGGAACCGTTGCACGGTCAAAGTTAATTCTTTTTAAATCGTATTTTTTTATTTCACTCATAATTAATCTTGTATGTATATATAATTCTCATTAGTCTCATTTGGTGATATATATTGAGTAAATGTTGAACCTGGTTCAACACCTTCCAATATAGCAATACCACTATAAACTAATTCATTATCAGGATTACCATAGATGTTTAATGTATATTCACCTAAGTAATTTAAGTCATTTGTTGCTAGTGGTAATAGTATTTCACAATAACGAATGTTTTGAAAAAACACCGCAGGATCACTAATATTAATTGTGTAATTCTTAACCTCTTTACTCATTACGTGAGTGAAGTTTAATGTATAACCTGTAAAAGTATTTCTACTATTATTGTTAATATTCAAGACCAAATTATTATTTTGACCCTTATTCAAATATAGCATATTCTTGTCTTATATAATTAAATATAAAAAAAACCATTTTGAATTGGTATAGCATAAAAAAAAGGGTCCTTAGACCCTCTTTCTATTAGAATTAGAGATATAGAAATTCGGTCCTCAGACCTACCAATTTAAGCAACTCCAAATCCACCAGCAGCAAATACCGTAGGTAATGCTCCGTTAACAACGTTTGCTGGTTCAGCTTCTTGACCTGTGAAGATCAATTCAAATCCATTTCTGTCACCAAACGCAGTACCAGTAGCAGCAGAACCACCACTTAAATACAATCCGTTTACTTGACCTAAATAATAAGCTACATCGTTTTGATCGACTGCAACGATTTGAATTTTATCGTTTTGACCTAATACCAATAATTGGTTTCTCTTGTCTTGGTCGTACTTGAATAGGACAGCAGTTAAAACTTGTTCCCAAAAGATAGTACCATTTTCAAAGTTCTTAGTAGTATTTTGTGATAAAGAAGAAGTGTTTCTTTTTAACTCAAAATTGTACCAAACACCTGAACCTGTAATACCTGTGATAGGACCAGTTGTTCCTGTGATTGCTACCGCAGAAACAGATGGAGCAGTTCCACCACTTGCACCTAAAACCCAGATACTTTTAATACCACCTATTCCATCAGAACAACCTAAATCAACTCCTGAAGATATATAACATGACATATGTGTATAATTAATTTTTTTTGTTTATTTTAAATAAGGGGGACTTTCACCCCCTCAGTTTTTATATTGAAATTAAGCTAAGTTGTTAGTTGCGAAGTATGCAGTTGAACCAAACGTAGCGATTGTTACACCATAGTTATAGTTTGCACGTAAACGTAACTCATCAAAATCTTTTGAGTACCAGATAACTAATTTCTCGTGATCAGATAATAAGTCAAAACCTACAACCATATACTCACGTGGTCCGATAACAACTTGGTTAGAACCGTTCAAACCGATAGTTGGAACGATTTTAACATTTGTGTTAGGATGTGTAGCTTCCATCATTCCTGTAATATCAGTTGAACTGATGTAGTTTTGGAAGAAGTTAGCACGTGTTAACGCTTGTACATAAAGACGGAAGTTAACATAAGACATAAACACTACTAAATCTTCACGAGACATAGCGTTGTCATCTAATACGTTGATTAACTTATCTACTTCAGTAATAGGGTTACCACTAACACCGTAAGCTGCAGAACTTGAGAAAGTTACACCACTTGAGTTAGCAACACCTGTTGTACCTGTTGAGATTAATGTTTTGAAACCATTGAAACAAGATGTACCTGTTGTAGCACCCCATAATTGTTGTTCAATTCTTTGTTGAATTTGTTTAACTTTTAATTCAGCAATTTGTTGTTCAAATGGAACTGTCTCTTGAGTTTGACCTGGAGCCATTAACATTGATTGGTATGTATCATACAAATCTTTGTAACATAATGCTTCATTATACTTCTCAGGACAAGTTGTGATGTTTGTTTGAGAGAAAGTAGTTGTGTTACCTGTTGGATCCCATCCACAAGTACCATCTTGGAATACAGCAACTGAATTTAATAGATTCAATGCTTGTGTACCTTTAATACCTAAACGTACATTTGCGTATCTAGCAGTAGTACCACCGATTAACGCTTTTGAAAGTAATTCACCACCAACTTGGTCTACGTATCCACCGATACTTGCAACGTCGTATGCGAATTGTTCTCTTGATAAAATTTTCATAATTTTATTGATTTTTGTTTTTAATTATTTATTGTTTTTTCTTAATGCTGCAATTGCTTCTAATTTAGAATCAATATAGTCATCTGTTTTATTAAACTTTTCAGTTTTACCGTCAGCTATTTTTTTAGCTGCTGGTTCTTTTTTGAATGCATTAAAGTCAGCACTCATTCCTTCAACCTTACCTTCAAGTGAAGCGATCTTCTCACCTAACTTAACAACAAGGTCTTTTAACAATGAAACCACTTCTGATTCCATTTTTTCTTCTTTTGATACTTCAATCTCAACTTTAGGTTCTTCCATTTCTGGTTTTTCCATTTCAGGTTCTTCTAATTTTTCTTCAATCTTAGCAATAACACCTTCCTTAGTTTCAACTTTAGTACCATCTTCAAGTTCGTGTACGCCATCTGGTGCAGGTATTTCTCCTTCCTCAGTAATGACAACTACTTTAGCACCCTCAACTAAACCTTCACCTGAAACTTTAATTGCGGTACCATCAACCAATTTTGCGTCAAGAAAAATCTCTTTTACAATTTCAGTTTCCTCATTTTTCAAGAAACCAAACTGTACCATAAGATTTTTAATCTCTTGAATAGCACTTTTTGAATTTGACATAATTTACGTTTATTTTATTTATTTATTCCTACTTATATATATAGATATTGTTATTTATTACCATTAATATTTTTTGAGTATCTCACCAACTTTATATAAGAACATTTC